TCAGCCGTTGTCGAGCCAGAGGAGGCCGTACGGGGTCCGAATCAACGTCGTCATCGCGGCCTTGTGCACGTCGACACCGAGGTCCTGCCAGTTCACCTCGTCGAAGCCGTCACGGTAGGCCTCGATGTCCACACCGTGTGGCTGATCGGCGGCCGTCATCACCTGGGCCAGGCTCTCGCCGAACCCGATCACCTGCTCGCGCATCTCCCGGTGGATGCCGTCCAGGTGGTCGCGCCACCGATCTCCGCGACGCTCCCACGCGGCGGCTATGCCCGGCCTCCAGGCGAGAGAGGGTGACACCCCACCAGCCTCCAGCAGGGCCGCCCACGCGATTGCCCTCTCCCGGTGCAGCAGCTGCGGCAGGTAGGTCAGCTCGTACAACTCCGCCCCCGCCCAGAAGCTCGAATCCAGCCGGGGAGTGTCGCGGGCGGCTGCCAGAGCTGCTTGGGCCTCGGCCCACCGCTCCGTGCGCAGGCGCCGGGAAGGGATCAGGGTCCGGTACTCGTGCGCCGTAGCCGGGTTCCGGACTCGGGCGAGCCAGGCCCCGCCGGTCGTGAAGTGCGGCCGGTCGGTGGCGCTCACAGGTTTCCTCGCAGGTGCTCCGGCGTGACCGACTGCTCCCAGCGAGCGAACTCAAAGCGCCACAAGCGCAGTTCTCGGAGATGCAGTGCGGCCTGTGCGGCGTGCGCCGCGCGTTCGGCCTCGCTCAACGGCACTTCGACGCGCGCGCTGCACCACCCGGCCGGCCAGGTGGGACGGGTGGACTGCGGGGCGGCCATCTCCAGGTGCCAGTCCAGATTGGCGATCAGGGTGTTCGTGGTCTGCGCGGAGATGGGGTCGGCGTCCATGTGGTTGATGAAGTCGGGGTGCGCGGGGGTGACGTGGAAGCTGGCCCGCGCCGAGTCGGAGGGCATCTCAACCCAGACCTTCTGCCCGTACACGGGGTGCTCGCTTGTCTGGACGACGTACCGGTTCATGGCCAGGCAGGTGCCACGGGTCTTCGACAGGTACAGGACGGAGACGCGGTCTCCGGTGGTGAACGGCTTCATCGTGCCGCCTTTCGTGGGTGTGGTCAGGAGCGGGGGAAGGCGCGCCCCGCGGCGCGGGCGCGTCGGGCTGTCGCCGTGCAGGGCCCGAGGAGTCGTTCGGCGAGGAAGAGGGCCTGCTCGCGGGCGCCGTCGGCGTGTGCCGAGCCGAGGAGCAGGGCCGCCTCGTGGAACGCCTCGGCGCTCACGGCGTGCGGTTGCGCGCATTGGCAGCTGCCCGTGGCTGCCTTTCCGAGCTGGTCGAGGCGGTCCGTGAACTCGCCTGCGGGGACGCATCCCGTGTGGCGGCCCTTCGGTCGGGCGCGGCGGAGGTGGCTGTAGAAGCGGAGGCCGTCCCATCCGCACAGCAGGCACTTCATCGGCCACAGCACGTCCGAGCCCGGGTATCCGCCTCGCGGCGCCCAGCCCAGTTCGCTGATCCGGGCCAGCGCCATCGCCGCGGAGGTGATGTTGCGGGGGCTGGGTGGAAGTTCGTGCAGGTACTGGCCCAGGTAGCTGGCATCGGTCATGGTTCGCACTCCTTCGTGATCGTCGGGCATTGGGGGGGGGCGGTCACCCCCTCAATGCATATCTAAATTCTACTATCTATTGGGGTGGGGTCAACCTGCTGCGCCCTCCAGGGGAGGGGGCTACCCGACTATCGGAAGGAAGCGGGGGCTACGCCGACACCACGGCCGGCTTCCTGCCTGCCCGGCGGGCTGGCGCAGCGGCGCGCGGGCGCCTCTCCTCATGTCCACCGGCCCGGAATGTGCCTGGCGAGCAGCAGGGTGGCGACCAGGGAGACCGCACTTTCGTCTCGGTCGAAGGCCAGCGACTGGGCAGTCAGGAACGGCGGGGCGGCCAGGTGAACGAAGTCGGCGCGCTCGGTCATCCCGCCTGCCGCCGCAGCCGCTGCCGCATCGGAGAAGTACCCGGCGTAGCGGGCCGCATCGTCGTCGGCCTCCCCGGTGAACCGCCCTCGCGCCTCCCACGCAGCCTGGAGCAGCAGCATCCGGCGAAGCTCCGGGACCGCCTTCTCCCACATCTCCAGCACGCCTGCATGCGTGGCCAGTTCGAGCGGCTCTCGGTGCTCGGTCGGCATGCGGAGAAGGTTCGCGGTCACGATCAAGGCCGTGCGGGTGGCGAGGAGGTCGAACACGTCGGGCTCCGGGTCTTCGTGCGGGTAGTGGTGGGGCGGCATGTTCATCGACGCCGTCCGGTCTGCGTGGACTGGTGCACCGCGCGGGAGGTCTCCATCAGGAGCTGCGCGTCACCGCGGCGACCCAGGGCGAGCAGGGCGCCGACTTCGAACATGGTGAGCCAGGCGCAGTCGGGGACGTTCGAGGCGAACTCCTCGTAGGTCTGGCCCTTCTTGTGCGCCGGTCGTCGCCGCCAGGCGCTCTGGGCCACCCTGTGCGCCAGGTTGGCCGCTGCGGCGGTCTGCTTCGAGTTGAGGTTCAGGGCCCCGATGAGTTCGGCGGTGCCGAGGAGGGGCAGGTACTTGAAGGACATGGATCTTTCCAAGGGGTGGGGCCGAGGAGCGCCCGCCGGGGCGCCCTGGTGGAGGTGGCAGGTCAGGAGGCGGCCCAGCCGAAGAACAGCCAGCCGGCCTGTCCGTCGTCGAGGATGATCGGTAGCGCCCCGGCCGGGCCCCGCTTGTCGGAGATGCGCTGATCGGCGTCCAGCAGCTGGTCGGCGCGTTCGTACGCCCTGTCCGCGACGGTCCGGACGTCCGGGAAGGTCACGTAGTCGTCCTTCTCGGCGATGGTGCCGGTGTAGCCGCCGTGGCCGTGTTCGTGCAGGGCGGCTTCCCGGGCGGCGTGGAACGCCTGCTCGACGTTCGCGCCGGCTTCGATGTGGGTGAAGTCGGTGGCTCCCATGCGCTTCTCCAGTTCGGTGTTGGGGTGGTGTCGGTACGGCGCGGCCCGCCCTGCTCGGGGCGGGCCAAGGGCGAAACGCTCAGCGGATGTGGACGCGGGTCCGGTTGGTCCGGAGGGGGCTCGCCGGGCGGCGGTGGCGGACCGGCGCGGTCAGCACGTCACGCAGGAGCCGATCCACCGAGTCGATGACCGGGGCGGGGGCCGCGGCGACCTGCGCCACGGCGCCGTCCAGGCAGGTGGTCCGCACGTGAGGGAACTGCTGGTTCCAGCGGCTCATCGCCTCGCCGTCGGCGGGGTCCAAGCCTGCTTCGTGGGCGAAGCCCTCCCACTCGCACGTCATCGCAACGGCCGCCCAGGTCAGGGCGACTTCGGCCTGGACCTCGCTGATCGCGTAGTCACGGGAGACGGCCAGCACGCTGATCGGGTCGGGAATCGGGGTGTGCATTGCGGGTCCTTCCGGTTGGAGTGGGTCGGGGGTTCCCCCCCTCCCTTATATCTAAATTCTACTACCTTAATGGGGGGTGTCAACATGCCAGTGCAGGTCAAGGAGGTGGCGCTAGCTCTTCGCGGCGAGGGGGCGGCGGGTGCTCCGCGCTCCCCGCTTCCGGATCGTTGCCGCGCCGGCCGCCCTGGACTCCGCCCGCTGAGCTGTGATGCGGCACTGTCCGCACAGCGGCTCCCCGGCCCGCCGGTGACCGCGCACGCCACTGGGCTCGCCGCAGACGCCCGCCCGCGAGACAAGGGACTTCGGCAGCGGCGGGGCGCTCGGCGCACGCGCCGCCTCCTGCCCGTTGATCCACAGCCGCGCCGCGCAAACGCCGTCGAACTGCGACCCCTTCGGGCGGACCCGGTCGTAGCACTCCTTGAGGACCGGGCAGTCGACGCAGGCGCGCACCAACGGCTCAACCGCCTTCGCCAGCGTCTCGGCGGGCTCCTCGGCCTCGCCCGCGGACAGGATGTAGCCCTCGGAGCCGGCGCAGGCGGCCTGCTCCAGCCAGGTGGTGGCGGCGGTCGAGTTGATCACGGCATGTCCTTCGTGGGGCGGGCGGAGGCGATCAGAACAGCGGTGGCTGGGGTCGCCGAGCGGGGAGGATGGCGTCCTTGGCGGCTTGGGCGCGCAATTCGAGCGCGGAAGCTGCGCGCGCCCACTGCTCGTAGAAGTGCGCCCGCCAGGCGTCCCGGTCGAGGAAAGGCGCCGGGCCGGGGAAGTAGGAGCTCCGGTGCGTGGCCTCGGCGGTGACGGCCTGGCGCAGCGCGCCGTACCGCACGGGAGTCAGCCGCTCATCAATCAGCTGGGACACCTGCCGCCAGCCGACGTCGCCGACGCGGGCACCGTTGGTGGCCTCCACCGCGTACCTGAATCCGCCCGGCCGCCAGGTCCAGACGCACATGGCTCCGGCGTCCGGCTCACCGGGCAGCCTGCGCAGGCGCATCCCCGTTGCTCCGCGCTCCCGAAGCAGCTGGCCGGCCCGCAGCGCCCGCGAGTCCGGAAACGGCAGGTCCGCGAACTCCAGCAGCTGGCGCGGGTTGAAGAAATCCCGCGAGGCCATCGCGATGTCGTTGTCATTCAGCTTCATCAGGTACGTCCAGTGCCTGGGGATGTCGATAGCCGGAAGTGGAGCCAGATAGGCGATGGCCTATTTCTAGCTCGCGTGAACACGACCGGCTGGAGGTGCCAGTACCGGCGTCGATGGCGCATGCGGCGCTGAGGTGTGTTGAAGGCGTTACCCGGCACGGTCATGAGCGATCTCCAAGAGGTTGAGGGCTTCCCGGAAGGGGCCGTCACGTCGCGCCAGGATACAGAAAGATGATGACCTATTTCCCCTGCTGCGTCGTGATGGACGTCTGGCCGCGCTTGGCCCGGATCTCAGAGAGTGCCTCACGCGCTACATCCGAGAGGGACGAGAAGGGCTGCGCCCCCTCTGCGATCACCTGGGCATCCCGGGCACGCTGCCGGACCTGCGCCTCCTGCCGCGCCGAAGACTCCTCCGCCTGCCGGAGCTGCCGAGGACTCGTACCGCAGCCCCGGCACCCGCGCCCTGTCCCGTCCGGATGCACCGGGCACCCGGCGCCGGCCGCAGGCTGTGCCGGTGCGTCTTCTCGGCCAGCGGCAGCGGGTCCCCCCGCTGCGCCAGCTGCGGGGGTTAGGGGGTTCTTCTCTGAGTACTGACTCTGGTTACTACCTATAAACCCGGGCGAACCATCGCTCGGAGAACCGGACACTGGAGAACCGAACCCCGAAAACCCGGTTTCGGTGGCGCCCGGTGCCTCCCCCTCGCCCGCGTCCGAAGCCCCCGCCGTCTGCTCCCTCTTGCGGCGCCGGGCCAACCGCTTCTCCTCCAGCTTCCGGAACTCCTCGGCCGCCCAGTCCTGCGCCTGGTCGTACACCTCCGTGATCCGCCGCAGAGTGCCGTCCGCCATCCGCTCCGTCACGACCCGGTAGTAGCCCGCGTCCTTCAGCTCCCGAAGGGCCGTACGGACCGCCTCCACCCCCTCCTTGCCCGCCTTGGCGATCCGGTCGGCCGCGACCTTCCACGTGTCCGGCTTCGCCAGCAGGTAGGCGAGGATGCCGCGCGCACGGAACGACAGGCGCGCGTCCTCAAGGGTGGCCGTCGGCAGGACCGTGTAGCCGCTGCTGAGGTGGCGGCGAAGGATGGTCACGGAAGTTCTCCAGAAGGTGTTGTGCGGGTCGTACAGGAGCCGGGCGGCCCAACCCCGGTCAGATGCGGGCCGCCCGGCGGTCTCAGGCGGCCTTACGGGCCACGGAGACCTTGATCGAGCGGGACGTCTGAGAGGCTGCACGGCGGACCGGCACGACGAGGCCGGCGCGGCGCAGGATCTTCACCATGGCCTCGGCGTCAGGCACCATCGGCACGACCAGGTCGGCGTCCTCGAACAGTGCGACCATGGCGGGCACGTCGGTCTCGTCCCTGTCGTTGCCGCCGCTCCAGCCCAGATGGTTCGCGCCGTAGTTGCCCTCCGGGGAGGCGTCCAGCATCTTGCGCAGCTTCTTCTTCTCGGTGTCGGCGGCCCGGAACCGCTCGTGAGCTTTGACGTACGCGCCGAGAGCAGCGGCCCGGTCATCGTCGTCGTGGACCAGCGCAGTCTGTGCGGGGTCCCCCGGAGCGACCTCGGGCCAGCAGGCTGTGATGAAGGGGCAGTTGTCGCACACCTTCGAGAGCCCCGGGCCGTCGTGGTCCCGGCGCAGCTCCTTCGGACTCTCGGCCTCGAGGACGCGCTCCACCCACCAGCGGGCCTGCTCCGCAAGCCACAAGTCGAAGGGGAACTCCTGGACGTGCTCCTCGCCCGTGTCACGGCACACGAACCTGAACCGGATCCGCCGCACATCGAGCGGCCCCAGCCGGTGCAAGTACCGCTGGCCGGGGATGTCGGCGAACCCGACCTCCCGCAGCAGCAACGCGTACAGCAGCACCTGCCGCATCTCCGCAGCCGTCGGCCCGAACCGCAGGACGCGATCCCACACCCGGGCGGACTTCGTCTTGACGTCCTCCACCGTCAGCTCATCGGCCGGCACGAGCGGCCGATGCCGCTTCGGCACGCGGGCAGCGGCCTCCGCGTCCAGGTGCACGGCGTCGATGTGCCCGCGGATCAGGTCGTTGGCGACGGTCCGTTCCACCAGCCACCCGTACTCGCGCCGGGCGTCCTCCAACAGGCCCCGGTGGATGTACGTGCCGAGGATCGCCGCCCGCTTGTCGGCGTAGGGGTTGTTCCGCTCGGTACCGGCGAGGATGTATCCGGCGCGGCGCTGGCAGATCGTATCCGATGCGCCCAGCTGGGTCTGGACCGAGCGGGGCCGCCGAGCGTCAGCGTCGTGCGCGGCGCCCCAGATCGACCCGGGCGGGGCAGCCGTCGTCAGCGTGGTCATGAACTACTCCAAGAGGTGGGTGGGGTCCGCCCCGGGATGGGCGGACCCCACGAGGTGCTGAGGAAGTGGGGTGGCTCAGGCGGCTGCGTCGAACTCGGCCGAGGACTGGTCCTCTTCGCTGACCTGGGCGGCAGCAGCGCGCAGCCGGGCGGCGTCGCTGGTCGGGTCGTCCAGCTTCTTCGGCTTGCCGAGTTCAGCGGCCCTGCGCTCGATCGCGTTGCGGATGATCGCCAGTTCCTCGCGGTCGAGACCGGACTCCTTCTCGGCGTCCCACCACAGCTTCTTCAGCGCCTCGACGCCCGTCTCCGCGGCAGCCTTGACCTTCGGGTCCCACACTTGGGCCAGGTCGCCGGTCAGCTCCGGCGTTGCCTTGGGCTGGGTGTGGATCGAGCACCCCATGAGCCCGAATACCAGGTGCTCGATGGTGAAGTCCGGCACGCGCATGGCCTTCTTCGCGCTACGGGGCACGGTGAACTTCAAGGACCGGGCGCCGATGATCTGCGGGTCCATCTCCCGGCGCAGCCGCACCCACACCGTGGCGTCATAGGCCAACGACTTCTGCCCCTCGACCCGCCAGTCCGTGGCCTTCGCGCGGGGGATGGGCTCGCCCCGCTCGTCCAGGGCCGCGACCTCCTTGCCGCGAGCGAGCAGGATCACGATGCCGGGCATCGTGCGCACCAGGTACATGACCCGCGCCCACCTCTCGCCCGCGTCGTTCCAGAGGTTCATGGTGGGCTTGATCTCGGCGTCCGGGTCGGTCTCCAGCTTCTTCTGGCCGGTCAGGGACCGCTGCGCCCGGACCTGGGTCCAGTTCACGAGCATGCGCCACAGGTTCGACACCGAGTCGATGACGAGGACGACCGGCTTCTCCTTCGCCTGGGCGGCACGTACGGCCTCGGCGTGGACCGCTTCGATCTGGCCGAGGATGTCGCGATAGGACCCGTTGTGCTCGATCAGCTCGTAGTCCGCGCCGGGCACGTTGATGTACTCGTCGGCGGTCTCCTCGCCCAGCTCCAGCCAGTACGCCTGACCGGTCTTGTCCGAGCCGGTGAACGCGGCGGCGGTGTGGGACTTGCCCGCCTTCTCCTCGCCTTCGACGAGGATCACGGGCCAGGGGATGACGCCGGTGGGCTTCCGGGTGCGGAGCTTGGGCGGGGACGACAGGTTGGACATCACATCTCCAAGAGGTATTTAGATGGTGACCTATTTCAGGCGCTGCGGAGGCCGCGCAGCTCGAAGACCGAAGCCCATTCGGGGTGCTGCTCCAGGAGCAGACGGACGTACCTACTGCGGAAGTTGTTGTTCAGCTTCCAGGTGTCGCCCCGGGTGGCGCGGCCGTACTCGTAGCGCAGGACCTCGAACAGCATCCCGATGCCCACTCGGGGCAGGCCGCGCTCTACGCAGTCGGCCGTCATGGCCTCCAGCTTCGCCAGAATCCAGGGGTTGAGCTCGTGGAAAGCCTGGAAGCGTTCCTGGATGCTCAAGTCCCCGCCGGCCGGGTCGGGGTGCCGCAGCGGCGCCATCGGTAGTTCGAGCTGCGTGGAAAGCATGATCCCTCCGGAGATAGATGGTGGCCTATTTCTACGTCATGAGCGCGGCGCGATCCAAGTGGACTTGGTGGCCAATACCTAAATTCTACTACCTCTAATGGGGGTGTCAACCACCCCCAAACGAAACGAGGGCCCCGGGGGCAATCCCCCCAGAGCCCTCAACCTCATCCCGTGAAGGTGCTGTTACGCGCCGTCCGGCACTGCATGCGCCTCCGCGGCCTTCTTGCCCCGCTCCTTGATGACCGAGCCGGGCCCCGCATACCGGCCCTCCCGCAGATCCTCGACAACCTCAGCCTGAAGCTGCCACGCGCCCGGGTTCCGCCTCGCGGTCTTCGACACCTCCTCGGTGTGCTCCGCACCCGCAAGGACCGTCTCCAGAAGCCACAGCGGTGACCCGGACAGCTCGTAGTCCGCCGCCGGCAGCATCCCCTGGGCGCTCTTCGTCGCCTGGCTCGCCTTCACCTGGTCCACGCCGAACATCTCGGCCACCTCCTGGAGACCGACCAGGCACGGCAGCTCGCCCTTCGATTTCGGGCGGACCCCTGCACCCTGCTCCTGGACCAAGCTCTCCAACCGGCCGGCATCGAGCTGCCGGCCCCGCCCGCCCTCCGGCAGGGCGCAGTCCACAACCAGGCCACCCGGCCAGAACGGCTTGCCCGAGACGATCACCGCGTCCTCGTAGGAGAGCGTCCCCCTCGGAATCCACCGGTCGCTGACGGCGGTCGGCGCGATGTTGTACACATGCGCGATCTCCTTGCGGCCCATCACCAGCGGCTTAGCCACAACAACCCCTCCTCTCTCCTATGTCTGCGATAGCAGAATACGGGTATGGGGGTGGGGGTGCGGCCGGGGCCATCGCAGCGCGCCGCTCGGCCCGATAGACTGAGGCCACACTTTCCAAGAGGTGTACGGAAGCCCCCGCCATCTGCCGATGCCCGGGGGCTTACCCGTTGGTCTTCGCGGCCGGCTTGGAACGTTTCCTCTTCTGCCCATTTCGCGGAGCTGCGTTGAAGGTCGCCGGTGTCTGCCCCGACCGGCACGAAGTCCCGCGCCCGGGCGGCACAACACACCAGAAGACCTGTGCCGATCAGGCGGTCTGTTCCTCCTGGCCCAGGTACCCCATCGCCCACGCCCGCCTGATCGCGTACGCCGGCCTGCCGGTGGCGTCCAGCCCAACCAGAAGATCGCCGTACGCGTCACGAAGCCGGTGCTCCGGCCACGAGACCCGCTCCTTCATCTCGGCGACCGTCAGCCCTTCGGCGAGGTAGCCGAGCACCTGTAGCTCGTCCTTCGAGAGCTCCACCGGGTCTTCGATAGACGGCCAGGTCAGCTGCTCCGAGGAGTACGCGCGGTGGACTAAGGCAGTGGTGCGGGTCGAGCCGGTCTTCAACCGGGCGAACTTCAGCCTGGTCTGCACCGTTGAAGCCTTGACGCCCAGCTTCTCTGCGATCGTTTCGATCTTCAAGCCGTCGGCGGCCAGGTCTACGGCTTCGAGCTCGCGACGTGTCAGCCGGAACCCGCTGCCGGGTGCCGCTCGCCCGCTCACGCCGCGGCCCTGATCCAGTCGGTCGGCCGGTGAGGGGCGACGCTCCTGCCGTCGGGCAGAAGCCCTCCGGTGTCCTCGAAGACCAAGGCGCCGCCACAGAGTAAACTCCATCCCTGCTCTGGATGCGCCGAGACGACCTTGGCCGACTCCCAGCCACTCTCGTTGGCCCCCGGGCAAGGCGGAGAGTGCGGACAGGGCGGAGACGGGAACTGTGCCACAGGATTCCTTCTGATCAGGCCGCCCAAGCCGGAGCGGCAACGTAGTTGGAAGCCGCCCGCGCAGCACCGGGAAGGGGCACGGCCTACGCGGGCGGCAGCTTCAGCCCGGAGAACGGCCGGCGGCCATCCGGGGGAGAGGAGGGAGGCCGCCCAACCGTGCAGCGGGGGCAGGCCTGGCCACCTCGGTTTCGAGCGGTGGAAGCGGTAGCCAGTCCAGGTTTCCGCCGCCAGCAACGGACAGCGCCCTGCGCAGCAAGATCGGTCCGACAAGCTGATTCCGGTCCCAGGGCCGAACCCAGAACGGCCCCGGCGGGGCTGACCGGCCCAGCGGCGGCATGAGCACCCGCCCCCCGGCTATGCAACGCCCGAACTCGCCGTCCCACCATGCCGCTGTCCCAGGAGGAACGAGCCAGTACCGAAACGGCCGGCCCGGGTCGTCGACCACCGGGCCGCACCTGTTCTGCCAGGTATCCATGAGCGTGAGCGCCCGATCGGAGCGCCGACCACGAGGCGTGATCACGACCTCGAAGGTGAGGGGGCCGAGCCGCAGCTCCACTTCACCGCTGGTCTTCTGGTGCAGGAGCCGACGCACAGCAGCGGCCAGCTCTTCGGTGTCGGGCGCCGGTGCACTCGGTGGAACGGCTAACACCTCGACGGGCAGGGTCATCCCGCTGCTCGCAGCCCGGTCGAAGCCATCAGGCACCAGGTGGTGCCGTCGCCCGACAGGCCCCAGTACCCGCGGTGCAGCCGAGCGAAGTGATCCACGAGGAACAGGCCGCGCCTGCCCTGGTCGTCCGGCTCCACCATCGGGTACACGGGGACGTACGGACCGCCCCCGGCGACCGCCACCGTGAACGTTCGGGGACCGGCGATCAGCTGGACACGGATAACAGTGCTTGCTCCGTGGCGGAGTTCGCTCGTGTAGAGCTCGCTCGCGATCAACTCAGCCGCGTGCACGCTGTCTTCCTCAACGCCCCAGCGGCGCAAGCAAGACGTCGTGAACCGCCGGATGTCCTGCACGTGGCGGGCATCCTCCTGGGTGAACGACCCGGGACCGGCCGGTCGAGCACACCCGACCGCAGCCTCTGCTCCGTCGCGGGACGCTTCACCCCGAGGAACCTCGCTACGCCGCGCAACGGGGAACGGCAAGGGCGGCAGATGGTCCGGCATCGGGGAATCGCCCAGGCGCAGCACCGTCGGCACCTCTGCGTCGAGCAGGCGATGCCCTGCACCCTCCGGCGCGGAGCGCGCCACCTCACGGAACGTGGTCATGGAACCCATCGCACCGTCCCGCCGAGGAGGGGAACAGGGGAATTGAGAGGGGGAAAAACTTGTCAAGGGGGAACCTGAGGGGGAACCAGCGGCCCATGATGGGGAAACACCCACCAACAGAGGGCACACTCATGCCAGCAGACTTCGGCCACCTGCTCCTCCAGCTCCGCCGGAAGGCCAAACGCACCCAAGAGCAGCAGGCAGACGCGATCAATGCGGTCTCCGGCCGGGAGACCATGACGCGCCGCGAGATCAACCGCTACGAGCACGGCGAGCACATCCCCACGAACCACACCCTGGCCCACATTGCGGTGGCCTGCGGCTTACCCCCCGAGCAGCTTCAACGGGAAGCAGCTGCCGCCCGTGCGCGTCGCCGGAACCCGGTCCACTTCGAAGCGGAGGAAGGAGTCGACGTGCTGAATCGCCGGACACTGATGGGTGGCGCCCTCGTCGGTGCCGCTGCAGCCGCCGAGCCGTGGGGTCGCCTCGCCCACGCCCTCGGGAAGGGCGCCAAGATCGACGGAGACTCCGCAGAGACGCTGGCCCGTCGGGCAAGCGCCCTGCACATCAGCGAACATCACCTGACCGCCCAGCAGCTTCGTGGGCAGGTCGAATCGCATCTCGACGCCATCACCGCTGCCCTTCCCCGGGCCGGCCAACACGAGCGGGCCCTTACTGTCGCCGCGGGGGAGACAGCAGCACTCGCCGGCTGGGTGGCGTGGGACCTGGGAGACCACCGGACCGCGCGCGCCTACTACAGGGTCACCGCCGACTGCGCCGAAGCTTCGGGCCACCCCCCGCTTCGGGCCCTCGCTCTGGGCTACGCCAGCTACGGAGCGGACACCCCCAGCCGTGCGGTTGAGCTGCTGGCCAAGGCCGCCCAGGACGTTCGCGGCCCGGGGAACGGCGCTGCCGCCGCCTGGATCCACGCCCGGCATGCGGAGGAGGCCGCGAACACCGGCGACAACACGGCTGCGCTCCGTGCGCTCGACCGGGCGCGGATCGCCTACGACTTCGCCGACCACACTGCCGAACAGGCATGGGTCCAGTTCATGACCCCAGCCCGGATGGACTCGCTCGTCCTCTCCGTCTACGGGCAACTCGGCCACCAGCAGCTCTCGGAGGCGGCAGCCGACACTATGGAACGCCTCGGCCAGGACCTGTCGGATTCCGGCGTCGTCATCCTCGGAGACCTCGCCCACGCACTCCTACAAGGAGGCGACATCGGCCACGGTGTTCACGTGGCTCACCAGTTCGCGGCCGCTGCCCAGACCCGCCCCAACACCATGGGCCGGGCCCGAGCCGCCGCTGTCGCGGCGCGGCTTCCCAGCTCGGAGTGCGACCTCGCGCACCACCTGCAAGAGCTGGCGGCCTGAGGGCGCCCATGCCGCGCACCCTGGCAGCGGCGGGCCGGGGGCCGCGCTAGCGCGGGGTGGTCTCCTCGACCACCCACTTCAGGTACGCCTCGGAACCGCCCGTGACCGGCATGGTGACCCACTCGGGAACTTCATAGGGGTGCTCCTCGGCCACCCACGCCTCCAGCTCGGGAAGCCGGTCCGCCGTGGTCTTGTACGAGAGGCGCCACTCTTGCGCCGTCTCGATCTTCCCCTGCCACCAGTACGTGGCGCTGAACGGCCCGTCGATGTGGCAGCAGGCCGCCAGCCTCGCCTCAACGGCCCCTTGCACCAGGGCCTGCGCCCGGGCCTCGTCGTCAATGGATGTCTGCGCGATCACGATCTCGGTCGCCATAAGGCCCCTCCTGGTCGGTCTACCCCGACCCTACCGAGCCTCCCACTCAGCCGCGGCCGGACCAGACGGGAGGGGGCCCGGCCGCCGCCGAACCCCCTCGGGATCTCTACTCCACTGCTCGGACCGGACTTGACCGGTCGGGCTCTGCCTCAACCGGGGGGCGCTCCGGCTCGTACAGCCAGCGCGGCAGCAGCCGCTGAACCACAGGCAGCGCCATGACCCGCGTGACGGCACCGGCCACGGCGAGCGCGACCGCAACACCGGCCGCCGACTGGTGGACGCCGGAGGCATCCACGATCAGAGGCAGACCCGCGGCCAGACCCAGCAGGGTCTGGAACACGGTTCGAACCGTTCGACGATTCGCATCGGAAACCCGGCTCACTTCGGCACCACCAGCTTCTGCCCCGGGTGGATCACGTACGGAGAAGCGATGTCGTTCGCCTTCGCCAGCGCCTGCCACGAGACGCCGAGCTCCTGCCCGATCCCGGACAGCGTGTCGCCAGACCGCACGGTGTACGTGCTGCCGCCGCCGCCCGGCTTCCCTGCCAGGCGCGCACCGATGCGCTGGCGCAGACCCGACATGGTGAAGCCCTTCGGATCGACCTTGCCCGGCTGCCACTCCTTGTGACCGATGACGCTTGCCGCGCCCCACTTGTGGGCTCGGCAGATCGCGGCAGACACCTTCTCGATGGCCTCCAGCTGCGCGCCCGGCCACGGATCCTCGCCGTCGCCGAGGTTCTCGCACTCGAAGCCGTAGAACGCCGTGTTGCCATCGGCGTCAGCTTCGTTCGCCGCCGGCAGCGCGCGCTCCGCGATCACCGCGTCCAGGACGTCTGAGTCGCCGGACCCGGCATGGTTCGCCCTGCCGTTGCCGATCAGATAGACCGTGCCGTCCTTGGCGATCACGCCATGGCACAGCGGGCCCGGTAGACCGCTGTACCCGGTCTCGCAGATGCTCACCGTGTTCGCGGTGCCCGAGGTCACGGTGTGATGGATCATCACGCCGCGGACCGGGCCCCACGGCCCCTTGTGATTCCGGTTGTGGGTGCGCCAACCGGGGCGCTCGACGATGCGCACGCCTTCAGCGCGCAGCGCCGCCACGAGTGCATCAGCACTCAGAGGTGTAGCCATGTTCGGATCTCGGATTCTCCCCGCGCCCAAGATCAAAAGAGGTAGGCGGAGCCCGCGTCAGCGAGCCGTGCCCTGCGTGACCAGCCACAGCTGGAGCACCATCAGCAGCAGCGGCGCCACAAACGACGAGAGCACCAGCCGACGGGTCGCCGCCGCCTGCGCCTGGTCCTCACGGCGCTGCTGCTCCGTCCGCTCCGCGACCTGGTCGTGCTCCCCGCGGAGCCCGGCAAGAGCCGTCTCGACGGCTCCGATTCGCTGCTCCGTTGCCCGCTGGTCGGCCCGGTACACGTCCTGGGTGACCACCTGGTCGAGCCGGGCCGCCAGATGGGCGAGGTCTCCTCGCAGGTCCTCGCGGAGCTGCGAGACCGCGCGGTGCAGCTCCCACAGCGTCGGCTCTGCGCTCGGAGGCACGGACACGGACATCACTCCTGACGGCCCCGCGCGCCTGAAGCTGATCGTACGTGTGCGGACAGGACGCCCCTACAAGGGCGGGCCGCAGACGCTCCTGCGGCCCGCCCTCGGCTACTTCACGTACGTGACCTTCAACTGCGGCGGGTACTGCTGGCCGACACCGTGAGCCCGCCCGTAGTACGCGCTGTCCGTGTTGTTTGGGTCCAGAGCGATCCCCTTCCACTTGGTCTCGTCGAAGACGGACGTGATGTCGATCCACCGGCCTTCATTGCGGCGGAACGACACGTTCATCGACTGGCCGTCGCTGCTGAAGCTCCCCGGCCGCGAGCTGTGGCTATGCGCCTTGATGACTGCCGTGCCGCCGGCCGCGTAGTACCAGTGCTCGAAGTAGACGAACAGCTGGACCTTCTCGATCTTGGCGCCGCTCAGGTCGCTGGTCAGCGATGCCGGGAAGCCGACGAGCGAGGCGGTCAGACCGTTGGTGCTCGAGTAGTAGCCCTGGAGCATTTGATTGCCGTGGTAGCTGCTGTAACTGCCGCGGTTGGTGTACGTACCCGACCAGGCCGCGCTGTACGTCTTCTCGTACCGCTGAGTCGCGGGCTTCGTCGGTTCCGTTCCGCCGCCAGCTCCTCCACGGTTGAGTTCACCGGTGTTGGCGATCGCCCGGCCGATGTCCTCGACGTACATCGTGGCCGGGAATCCGCCGCCCCCGAACAGGGAGACGGTCCCGCCCGCCGCTCCCCACCGCCACATGAAGGAGCTGAGGAGGCGATGGTTTCCAGGTCCGAGCGTCGCACCAGAGGCCATCAGCTCAAGGCGTAGCCGCTGCCAGCCACCACTTGCCGGGACCACGAGGCTTTGGAGTTGCCTGGAGGTGACGGTCGGGGTTGCTGTCCCTCCGTCGCGGAGGAACAGCAACAGCTCACCTCCGCCGGCGGAGGGATCCGCGTAGGCGTCGACGACGATCCGATACTGCCGGTCTGCTTGGAGGCGGACGGGCAGCTCGATGTAGCCGGTCTCCGCATCCATGGCAGCCTGCACCCCGGCAGTCGTCGTGTGCACGGCGACGATGCCGCGCGCCAAGTCGGAGAGCTGTGTCTCCAGCTTCTCCCCGTTGACGGAAAGCACGCCGGCCACGGAGAGGTCGTTGAACGCACCGTGCCCGTTCTCGTTGATGGTCGCGACCGGCACGCCCTCGTTGGTGATCGTCAGGTACTGCGGGCGGCCCGTGACCAGAGAGATCGACTCCTCACCAGTCGGGTCGAACAGCCTCAGCCCCTCCGGGGAGATTTCCGCGCGGGAGCCGCCGCCGCCGGACGACATCACGAGGCGGATCACCACGTTGTCGAAGGTCACGTTCCCCGCGGTGGCATCGTTGGCGCCGAGCCGCAGCCGCCCGGTGACCGTCTGCGGAGGCGCGACCGTCGAAGGACTGCCCGCCATGTACTGCCAGCCCTTGCCTGCCATGCCGGACGGACCGGTGAGCGTGCTGTACCCGAGGGTGGTCCCCGCAGCGTCCTCCCACCGGACGTACACGGTCCAGTTCCGGCCGACCCAGTCCGAGCTGACCTGGTAGTCCGCCGCCATCCACACCCGCATCCCAGGAGTGGCCTCGAACAGGCCCAGGGTGTGCGTACGGTCCGTGGCCGTCGCCGAGGTGCAGTCCGCGCGGATTGCCTTCGGGGTGTCCCGGCCCGGGGAGACGATGCTCCAGCCTCCGGTTGGCGCTACTCGCTTGGCCGCCACCTCGCCCTCGAAGCTGGCGTCCGCCACGAGGTTGCCGTCGATGCCCAGGGCGATCTTGTCCGCCGTGATCGACCCGGCCTTGATGTGCACGGCCTCGACTGCTCCCGCAGCAATGGCGGTGGCCGTCACCGAGTTCGCTGCCAGCTTCTCGGCCGTGATCGCCAAGGCGGCCACCTTGTCCGCAGTGATCGCCTTGGCCGCGATCTTCTCGGCCGTGATGGCCAAGGCGGCGAGCTTGTCCGTCGTGATGGCGCCGGCGAACACCTTCGGGGCCGTCACGGCGCCGTCCGCGATCTGCACCCCGGGCAGAACCGGCCGCACCGCCGCGTTGTCCCACCACACCGCGCCGACCGTCGCCGCGCCGGACTCCAGCCGTATACGGGCGCGCACCGCGTCGGCGGGGGCCGCAAGGGTCGCGGACAGCCGTCCCCACTGCGCCCGCAGGGGGCTAGCGGTACGGGCTTTGCCGTAGCCGAGGATTTTTCCGTCTGCGGCCTCCCAGCGGGCGTGGAAGCTGATCTCCGCGCCCGCCCAGTCGTCCGACACCCAGTAGTCGACGGCCAGGTACAGCTGATCGGCGGGCGTGGCGGGCAGCACCGTGAGGTCCACCGCCCGGTACACGGCGGTGGCCGAGGCCGCGTCGATCCGCAGTGACGAGGCCGACCCGTTCCCACGGGTCTTGTCCACCGTTGCCCAGGGCAAGGCAGCGGTCAGCGCCAGCGTCTGCGGGCCTTCGAACGACGGGTCGGCCAAGATGTTCGCGGTGCCGACGATGGTCATCTTGTCCGCGGTGATCGCACCAGCGACGACGTGCCCGGCGGCTACCGAGGCGGCCTGGAGCTCCCGGCCGCTGATCGTGTCGGCGGCCACCTTGCCCGCAGTCACCGAGTCGGTCGCCAGAGCGCCCGTGGTTACGCTGCCTGCAACGAGGTTGGAGCTGTCCACGATGCCGGTCTTCAGTACCTCGACCGTGACGGCGTCCACCTGCATCACGCCGGAGGCCGAAGCCGTCCCGGTCCGCGTGGAGTCGAAGTTGAGCCACAGGAATGGGGCAACGAACCGGACGTCGGCGTGCAGCTTGCCCGGCGCCCGCGGATCCGGCGAGGCCCCGCCGCCGACGGCCGCCCCGGCTTCACCACGGCCGCGCACGTAGCCGGTGAAGACCTTCCATCCCTCGCCGACGGTCGGGGTCCCCCGAGACGCGGCGCAGTACACGTGCGCTTCGACGCTGTTCGCGCCGGTGCGGTTGACCATGGTGGTGCCATCGGCGGCCAGTCCGAGCAGCCCCACGTACACGGTGTCCGTGCCCGCGTCCGAGGGGCTGAGCGTCCGTATCCGGGCCGAGACCCGGTACAGGGAGTCTGGCTCGTATGGGATCGGCGTCGAACCGCGCACCACCGCGAAGCCCGTCGCCTGCCCGACCGTGCGGCCAGTGGGCGCATCGACCACGCCGGTCAGGTGCTCCCACTTGCCGCCCGTCCCGATACCCAGGGCCTTCCAGGCGGCTGCGTCGCCCAGCGCGTCCACGTAGTGCTGGGTGATCCCGTCGGCCAGGGCTCCGCCCAACGCATTCAAGGTGACGGCGCCGGCGCCGAGCTTGTCGCTCGTGACGGCCGCCTTGGAGAGCTTGGCCGCGAGCACTGCCCCGTCCGCGAGGGCGGCCGACTTCACCGCGCCCACCGCGATCTTTGTGTCCGTGACCGCCTTGTCGGCCAGCTTGATGTCCGACACGATTCCGTCGAGGAGGTCCTGCCCCACAGCCTGCCGAGCCGCTGCGGCAACAGCGGCAGAGGGTTCGCTCGGCTTGCCCGAGGTGCTGACCGCGACCAGGCGCACATGCCGGGGCTCGTAGTCGGGGACTGCGATCGTCACCGATGCTCCGGAGGCGGCCTCGATCGTCGCAGCCGGGCTGCGGACGTCCACCGGATCCGCAGCCGAACCCAGCAGGTGCACCTGCACCCGGCCGAGGTTCAGCGGCGCGGTGGCCGCGTCCACGAATCCGCCGTCCCAGGTGACGCGAAGCCCACCAAGGACTGGGGTCACACGAGGGGCGCTCGGCGCGGGCGGCGGAGGCCCGTTGAAGGTGGCCACGCCCGTTGTGCCGTCGAACTGCACACCGACGGACCCGGTGAGGACTCCGTCCTCGTCGTACACCTCGATCGAACCGGCCTCGACCGACGAGTACGCCAGGGACGCCGTCCGAGACCCGCGGCTGAGCTGCCGCTCCACATCGGCCAGCCGGGACACGATCTGCGTCAGGTTGCTCGCCATCATCAGCCTCCGTACACGAAACGGTCGGACCGGGCCAGCGACAGCGTGACCCGCTCGGGCTCCTCGCCGTCCGGCGGCCGGATGGACCAGCCGGTTACACGGCACCAGCCGGACCAGTTCGCCCACTCGTCGTGGATGCGCACCCGTACGTCGTCGCCGATCTGCCACGACCCGATCCGGGCGGCCGGATGGTCGATCACGTGCAGTTCGTCCACCTCTCCCATGACCTGGCGGGCCGTCCGCTCCCGGCGGGCACGGGCCGCGAGCCGATCGTTCCCCTTCTCGTTCGGCACCTCGAGAACACGCTCAAGGCGAAGACGGCCGTTTCGGACCGCCTCGACCGCGCGCCGCCGCCCGCGGCCTTCCCCGGCGCCGAGCGCGATGACGACCTGGGCGTACTCGTCGCCGTCGTACGTGACCGGAGTCGTCTCCGCGATGTTCACGCCGGAGCTGAAGGACAGGTCGTGGCGGCGGGTGCCCAGGCGCGGCCAGCCGAGCTGGATGCGCCCCACGGGACGGTCCCCGGACAGCACGGTGGTCTCCGTCCACTCCGGACCGCCGTCCACTTCCGTCATGTCCTCGACGATGTCGCCGAGCACGGGTGCCTCCCACCACTCCGAGCGGAAGGGCTCCGCCGGGGTGCCGACCTTCGCCTTGGACAACGTCGGTTCCACCTGCACGCCGAGGTCCCCGTCCGGCTGCTGCTGGGCGTACGCCCACACATCCCGGATCACCTGGCATGGATCGGCGTACGTGTACGGGCCGCGCCCATCGAGCTCCCCGTGCACGTCGTGGCGCCGGTGCAGATAGGAGCCCCAGCCAGCCGCCTCCAGCGGGTAGGCGCCGCCCTCCGGCTCGGCACGCCAGATCAGCCCGCCCCACAGCAGGGTGTCGTCCCGCTCGACGGTCAGCACCGTGTTCCCGGGGCTGATCTGCGAGCCGAGCAGGTGCCGGAACGGAACAGGCACGCGCCCGGAGAAGTCGCCGGGCTCATCGAGACGCAGCCCGAACTCGACGTCGGTCAAAGTCAGGTCCGGAACGACCAGGCCGCCGGTGAGGGCGTCGCGGACCTGGTAGCGGTAGGCGGGCATCAGGTGCCCTCCTCGAACTCGATGTCCGCGATGACCGTGGTCACGACGTCGGCCTGCAAGGAGCCCGCGTTGTCCTTGGTGAGGAAGACGAGGCCCTGGAGGGGCTGCGTGGTGCCGCGCATGTCCGCCGGGATGCTGATGGTGTCCGCCGAGATCGCGTTGACGCGCACGGACCCGTCGCCCTTGGTGCTGCCGTCGTCGATCTGGATGGACTGGCCCTGCACGGAGCCGAGCCGGAAGGCCGTGGACCCCCAGATGCTGCCCAGCACCTGAAGCCCGGAGACGGTCATGACGATGCGGGCGCGCACCGCCCACTTCGGTACGCGGATGTTGAACCGGCTCGCCGGCGGCCAGTCCGCCCAGCTCCCGCTGTTACCTGCCCAGTTCTGGTCACCGCTCGGGGAAGCGGTGTGCAACTGCCGCTCCTTGCGCGGGTTCGCGATCGTGCGGATATCGCGGATCATGCCGTCCGTGATGACCTTGGTGTTGGCCGGGATGTCGATCCGGGCCAGCGCGACGGCGGTCATGCCCGCGGGCGGGGTCGTCGCGTTGGCGGACACGTTCGGGATCACGTGGAAGTATCCGATGTCATCCCGCTCAGGGTCCCGGACGCCCTCGTACTCCGGGTCTTCCACCCGCAGCACCAGGAGGTCGGACCGCGGCGAGACCCCCGTGGGTGCGACCGGCACGCTCTGGAAGCCCACGTTGTACTGCGTGTACGACCCCTGCCCCCATGCGACGGCACCCCGGATGACTGCCGAGCCGTCTCCCACCCGGACACCGGCACCTGGGGTGGCCAGCTGGCTGACTCGCAGGTCGTCGGACTCGGTGATGCCCTGTGCACCGTGGCTGAGGTCGCGGACCATCATCCGGAAGGCGCGGGCGGCGTGGGTTCCACCGTGGACGAGCAGCGGCGGGTTGATCAACGTCATGGGAGGTCCTTGCAGTTAGAGGGCGATGTGCGCGCTGCGCCAGGTCACGGCCAGGCGGGAGGCGGAGGAGTATCCGCGGGCGGTCCACCACAGCTCGGTGGAGCCCGGCGGGATCTGGAATCCGTCGAGCCGGGATGCACCCGACAGGGACGTGGCGACGTTCTCGCTGCCGTTGCGGAGCGCCCATCGGGTGCCCGGCCGGGTCTCGATGTCGATGCGTTCGCCGGTCGCCAGCGACACTCCGAGCTCCAGCAGCGCGCCGGTCTTCGGCAAGTAGATCCGCGGGCTGATCACCGGCCCGGTGATCCGAATGGTCGGCCACGCCGGCATGGCGCCGTCGTTGCGGACCATGCCCCGACGCTCGTTCGGCACGGACGTGCCCGTGTTCAGCGGGGCCACCAGCGGCGCCTTGAGGCCGCCCAGACCGCGAGAGGACAGCGACAGCGTCAGCGACGACACGGTGTCCTCGTAGAACCGCGGGTCGGTCGCGGCGAACTCCACATCCAGAGGAATCCAGCCGAAGGCGGCCTGCTCCCAGGACGGTTCAAGGCGACGCAGCCGACCGAACACGACACGGGTGGGGCTGCCAGGCCACTTGATCCGCAGCGGCATGGTCGCCCCGGGCGCAGTTCGGACGGCGGCGGCATCGGCCGCCTCCTGGAGGTCAGCAAGGATCTGCCGGGCTGCTGCCGGGTCGCCAGGGGTCTTGATGGCGCAGTCGATGCGGATCGTCCGGGCGTCGTACCAGTCGGCACCGGCCCACACCCCGTCCGCGCCCGGCCGCGAGACCAGCTCCCCGCGAACCGCAGCCCGGCCCAGGCCTTCCACCTCGGCGATCGGAATGGAGGTGCCGTGCCCAATGACGATGCCGCCCAGCTCGATCTGGAAGTCCTTCAAGGCGGTGCTCATCGCAGGCCGCCCCTCTTCGCGCGGCGCAGTTGGTACGCCACCGAAGCCGCGATGTCGCTCGCGGTCGCAGCCGCCTTAGACACGTGGATGGTCTGCGTGCCAATCGCGGGGGCCTGCTGCACCACCACGACCTGCGGCCGGCCCGCGCCCGCATCGACCAGACGCTGAGGCGTGAGCCCGTACCCGAAGCGTCCTGCCGTCTCGGCCAGCACGTCCGTTGCCCGACTGCGCTTCGACGCCGCATGCGGGATGAACGATTCTGCGACCGTCTCACCCTCGGCGAACTTGATTAGGCCACGGCCCGACCCACGAAAGATCCCCGGCTCCCAGATCCCGCCGTTGGCGTACGACAAGCCCCTGTTCGCCCGAGCCAGGTCGGCCATGAACCGTTCAGCCCGCGAACCGACGCCGCGCAGCTGGCTCGTAGCCAGGTTGGCGACCTCGATCAGCCGGTCTTCCTCGATCCCCGTGGACTCCGAGACGTAGTGGATGCCCCGCCCGGTGGACAGCGCAGCGATGATCTTCACCAGGTCGGTGAGCTGCTCCCCGGACAGCGTCTTGTCGGCGGCCCGGGATGCCTTGTCCGCCTCGGCGGCCTTCTTCGGGTCCTTCACCGCCTGCTCGGCCAGCTTCTCCGCAGCCTCGTCACCCTGCTCGGCCAGGCGCGCGGCGAGGGAGCCGTACCCGGCGGCGGCGAGCTTGGCCAGGTTCGACTGGAAGGCGTCGGCGTTCTTCACCGCGTTGCCGAGCTGGCGGGCGTAGTCGGCCAACGACACCCGAGCCGCACCGGACAGCTTCTTCAGCTGCTCCGCCATCTCGTTGATGTACTTCGTCGAGCCCTTCGCCATCTTCGAGGTGAGCTCGATACCGTCCTCGCCCATCTCCTCCAGCGCATCGGCCACGTCCTGGCCGGCACGAGAGGCGATCGTGGACAGGTCGGATCGCCACCGCTCCGTCTTCGCCGCGGACTCCCGCAGGTTCTTCTCGAACAGCGCGAGGTCGAAGGTCTCGTTGCCCTTCTTGTCCTTCCGCATGGACTTCGACCGCAGGCCCGAACCGCTGCCCCAGCTCGGCGACGGCGACGGCTGGTAGCTCCAGTCCGACAGCCCACCGCCCGCGAAGTAGCTGATCTCCCCTCCGAACCGGCGCGCGACCTCACCGAGGATCGCCTTCGACCGAGTCCGCTTGCTACCAGCGAGAGGGATGTAGGCCTCGCCCTGCGTCTCCGGCTCCGCCCACACCCGCCACGATCCGGCGGGAGCGATCTGCGCAACGTGCTGCTCCGATCGGACACCGCCCTCGGCGTAGTACGACACAACCCCGCCGTTTGCCTGGAACTGGTAGCCGTCCGCCCAGGGGCCCGGCCCCCGCGAACCGGACGTCGTCCAGATGCTGTTGTGGACTGTGGTGATCGTGACCGTCCGGCCGGTGAGCGAGTTGATCGCGCCCTGGATCGCGCTGACGTTGCCGGTGGCCGTGCCGGTGGGCACGTACACGTTCACGTTCTTCGACCCCGGGATCTCGGTGATCTTGAACCCGAGGTCGGTGAGCTGCTGGCGGGCGCCCTCGGTCGGCGCGGCCACGGTGACGAACTTCGAGCCGGGCACGCTGCCGATAGCGGCCTTGACGGACTCCAGACTCGCGATCGTCGCGGACGTACCCGCGGTGGTCTGGACGTGCTTGGACCCCGGGGTCGCGCTGATCTTCGCGATCAGCGCGTCCAGGTCCGCGCGAGCCAGGTCTGTCGGCGCGGTGACCTGCACCGTCCGGTCCTTCATGTCGGCGATCTTGAAACCCAGCTTCTCCAGCTCGGCGCGCGCTTCGTTGGACAGCGTCGAGATGGTGACGGTCTTCTTGTCTGGCGTCGCCTTCAGCGCCTGCTGCACGGCCATCAGCTCGGCCATCGACGCGTCCATGCCGGCCGTCTGGAGAAGGATGCTGACCTTCTCCGGGACCAGGCCCGCCTTGTCCGCCAGGTTCGCGGCCTGATCGGCGGTCAGGCCGAAGCCCTGCGCCGTAGCGATGGCCGAGTCGCGGGCCGTAGCCATCTGCTTCTGCGCAGCCTGAAGCGCCTCCGGCACCGACTTCCCGTTGGCCTCGGCGAACTGGTAGGCGGCGAGCGCGGCGTCCGCACTGTTAGTGGACAGCCCCTGAAGGACGTCATAGAGCTTCTGGCCGTTGCGGGTGACGGTGGACAGCGAGCCGTCCATGTTCAGCAGGACCTTGCCGTACCCCTCCGCATGGTCCACGCCGCCCTTCAACGCCTCGCTGGCATCCAGCACGGACCGGTTCAGCCGGGCTTCGGCCGCGGACAGGTTCACCGAGCCGCCGGCCAGGATGTTCAGCGCGTCGTGCAGAGCCCGGGCACGCGAGTCGGCGTCAGCGGTGGTGTCGGAGAGGCGCCGCATCGCGTCGGAGAACTTCCCGAACGGGCCCACCGAGTCGGCCGCGGACTTCGCCCCCGACGCCTGCGCGTCCGCCAGGTTCTTCGCGTCCGTCACGGCCTGCGACATCTCACCCTTGACCGACCCCAGGGCGCGCGCCGCCTGGTCGTAGCTCTTGCCCGTCTCCGTGAACTGCCACTTCCCGACGCGCCCCTGGGTCACGAACTCCCGGTTCGCTGCGGCCGTCTCCCGCAGCCGGTTCTGGAGCGAGTTGAGACCGCCGTCCTGGCCGAGGTAGGTGTCCGTGAGCTGCCGGGCGGACACACCGACCTTCCCCATCACGTCGACCAGCCGCGCCTTGCCGTCGAGGACCTTGGCCTCCATCACGGCCTGCGCGGCGACGGAGCGGACGTTGTCGTTGATCGCCCCGTTCGACTCCCGCAGCGCCTGCGACAGGCTGCTGATCCGCGACTTGTGCTCGGCGGCAGCCTGCGCCGCCTTCTGCTGGTGGGAGGCAAGCATCGACAGCCCGACGCCGGCCGCCGCGATCGCGACGCCCCAAGGCCCGCCCAGCGCGCCCATGAGCCCGCGAGCCGCACCACCGAGACCGACACCGATCGACCGGGCCAGGCCCTGAGCCGGACCCTCGGCCGCACGGAAAGCGGCGCCCATCTGCCCGATGATCGGAACGCGGGCCTGGAGCACGGCCAGGTGCTGGCCGATACGGCTGACGGACTGGCCCTGCCGCTCGGCCAGCGCCGACTGCACACGCATCTGGTCGCCCCACGACCGGTACGCGCCGACGACCGGCCCGGACACGGTGCCAGCCAGGCGGCTCATGACGGGCGCGACACGGTTGGCCATCAGCATGGCGATGATCGCGGTCTGCACCGGGCCGGGCAGCGCACCGAAGGCCTGCACGATCCACGCCACGCCCTGGCCGATCGGCCCCAGAACCTCGGAGAGCCCGGACGCCCCGGCGCTTGCCAGGTTCAAGGCGGTGGTGACGATGTCCAGAGCGGTCGCCCCGGCCCCGGCCTCGCCGGTGACCTCGGCCAGCGCCTCCGCGATCGGGGACAAGCCCTCGCCCAGGTTCTCGAGGATGTCCAGCCCGGCACGTCCGGCGTTGACGACCACGTTGATCGCAGACGCGAGCGCATCGAAGGCGAGATCCTTCAGCGGACCGCCCATACCTCCGGCAGCGTCCCGGATCGCGTCGAAGCCCTCCGCGATAGCCGCCGACGCCGACGGCTTCGCCAGCGTGTAGAGGTCATGCAGGTAGTCCAGGCCGCCGGCCAGCGCGGGCGTGGCCGCGCCGAGCCCGGCCGTGAGCAGGCGAGTGACCTTCTCCAGGCCGGGCGCAGCAGAGGTGTAGAGGACCTGGCCGGTGGTCTTCCACTGGCTCTTCAGCTGGGTGACCGCACCGGCGAGCCCCTTCGTCTGGGACTCGGCAATCTCACCGGCGGCGCCGGTACGGCTGATCGCGGTCCGCATCTGGTCGAACGCCTCGGTGCCCTGGTGCGCCAGAGCCAGCGCACCTTGGAGAGCAGGCTTGCCGACGACCTTCGACATCGCCGCAGCGAAGTCCTTCTTACTGAGCTGGTGGCCCGCCTTCTCGAATCCCTCGACGACCTCGCGAAGACCCTTGAAGTTCCCCTGCGCGTCCCAGGCCTCGATGCCGAGCTCGGCCAGGCCCACACGCATCCGCTTCGTCGGGGCCGCGAGGTTGGTGAAGATGCCGCGCAGGGACGTTCCCGCCTTGGAACCGAGGATGCCGGAGCGGGCCAGCATGGCCACGGCGGTCGCGGTTTCCTCGATGGACACACCGAGCTGAGCGGCGACCGGCCCGGTGTAGGACATCGCGTAGTAGATGTCCTTCAGACCACCGGAGGCCGCGTTCGCGCCGGAGGCGAGGACATCGGCCGCACGCCCCGCATGGTTCGAGCTCAGCCCGAACTGATCCATGACGTCACCGAGATACTTCGCGGCATCTGCGGCAGACAGGTTGTCGGCAGCCGCCAGCTGCATGGCGGCGCGCCCGTTCGCGATGGACGACGTGGCGGTCTGGCCGGCCTTGGCCAGCTCCAGCATCGCGTCCGCGGCCTTCGTCGCCGAAGTGCCGGGGATGGTGAGATCGGCGCCGAGCTCGCGGGCCTTGGCCGCGGCCATCACCATCTCCTGGCCGGACGCCCCGGTAACGGCCCCCCACTTCTGAATGGTGCGCTGGTACTCGTTGCCCTCCTTTGCGATCTCCGCGAGCCCGGAGACGATGCCGCCGCCAACGACGAGGTTCCGAAGGTGGTGGGCTTCCTGCCGGGCGCCGAGCAGACCCCGGCGCAGCTGCCGCATCGCGGCATCGCCTTCCGAAGCGACCTGCCGGAGCCCTCGGCGTGCGGAGTCGGAATCGGTGGCGATGCCGCGCAGGCCGGAAGCGCCGGAGCCGACGCGGCCGAGGGTCCGGTGGATCGCGTCGACATCGCGGCCGAGGGACCGCAGCGCGCCGGAGGCGCCTCGGATGCTGGAGAGCAGGTTCGCGGCGTCAGCGCGCATCTGCACGCTGAGCGTGTAGGACGACACCGGTCCGGTGCCCTTACTCCCCGCGCCCCTTCGGATGCGCCCCTACCGCCCCACACGGCACGCGCCAGCCGGAGCCCGCACGCTGTTGAAGATCAGCGTACGGGCGTCAGCGTGCGGCCTGCTGTGCCTCCCAAGCTGTACGCGGGACCAGGCCGATCCGGACGCCGTACCCGTCAGGACCTTCGGGTACGGTCTGCTGCTCGTTGGCGATCAGCTCGCACCCCACGCACCGGACCGTCGTGGTGACGTACGCGAACCGGTCCCCGCCGTGCTGCTCGTCCCATTCGCCGGCACGGGTGCCGCACTGCTCGCACACGCTGCGCCGGTACGCCTCGTACGCCAGGGCCTTGACCCGGTCGGATTCCGACCACCGGCCGTCCCCCGCGCCGACGAAATAGGAGTGCGGGATGCGGTAGCGGTCGCACAGCTCCAGTTCGATGCGGAGGCGTTCGTCAGCGATCAGCCTTTTCCCAGCTCCGACGCCGTCGCACGGTTGATCTGCTGCGCCTGCCACGCTGCCGCGAACAGGCTGTTGGACTCTGCAACCGGCCAACCGTCCAGGAGGTCCTGAGCGTCCGGCACGGTCATACCGTCGACCTCGTGGCCGTCGTCGTCGCGCTCGACGTGCGCCGCGGAGACCAGCGCGGCCGGGAAGCTCGTCGGGTTCCAGGCGTCGCCGTCCTCGGCCTGGTCCTCCGTCGGCGGGTGCTGCCGTATCAGCCCATCGAGTGCCGGCCGAGGGAGCGCGCGGAAGGAGAGGGTGACCGACACATCGTCGAAGGCGTCCTGCGCGGAGACGAGTTCGGCCTCCGCTGCCTCCAGCTCCTTCTGCTCGCCGCCGGTCTCGGCGTCAGCCAGCCGAAGCCTGGCGACGTCGAGCTTCGCCCGGTCCAGGCGCTGCTTGGCCGCCATGTCGTCGCACAGTTGAAGGAGCTGCTCGGGAAGCTGGCGGGCGCGGAGCCGGGCGAGCTTGCGTGCCCAGTGGTCATCGCGGCCGGTAGCCGGCGTGGTCGTCGGTTCGGTGGGGGTGGGGCTGGTCATCGGAAGCTCCGTGATGGGGGAGGTCCCGGCCGGGCGCAGCGTGCCGCCCGACCGGGAGGGGAGGGCGGGGTGGCTACGGCTTCGGGGCTGCGGGCGGTACGGGCGCGTCCTGGAGCGGCTTCTCCGTGATGGAGAAGGCCACGGTGAACTTCGCTGCCTCGTTGTCCACGCTGTACTGCGGGGACCGGGAGCCGATACGGACCGGGAAGACGTCCATCGACCGGGAGGCGGGTACGTCGCCCTTGCGGAGGAAGACCACCCAGCCGGTGGAGTCCTTCGTGAGCAGCTGCTCGATCTCGTCGGCGACCTTGTCCTCGTAGAAGCCGAGGGAGGAGTCGTCGGCCTGGTCAACGCCGGGAATCTTCGACTCGAACGTGGACCCCAGGTCCGGGGTCTCGATCGCCTGGTTCGACAGCGACCAGCCGTCGATCGCGGCGACCGCGTTCGTCAGGTCGGTACCGGCGGTCAGTTCCGCCCGAGTAGGAAGGTTGCCAGCGTCTTTGACGGCCTTCAGCCACAGGATGCGCGTGACGCCGCGCCGCGAGTATTTCTGGATCTGCAA